CAGAAACTCCTGAACACAAGTGTGCACACTTGTTCAAGGTAGAGACTGGTAATTATTACGCCTATCCTAACAATCGAATCATTTGGTACGATAATGCATGGACATTTAATCGTATTGAAAAGAATCCAGGATTTGAGATTGATACCACACTCTATAGTGTAGAGAACAAAAGGAAGATTGAAACCTCTGATCATTACATGTATGAGGTGAAAGATATATAAGAAAAGACTTATATGGACAACAAGAACTTTTTGAGAGAGATCAATCACGATCAGAAGACACCAAAGAATCAGAAGAAAGTCCGTCAAGATGGTTTCTATGAGGCAAGTGAAGTAGACTGGAAAGACTTTTGGGAGAATGAAGATACTACTGAAATTTTAACTGAGTGATTTGTCGGATACCCCTATAAATAACTTAGAATTGTTGTATATTAACTTAAGTGCCTGTCCAAAGAGTCAGTAAAGGTTTTAAAGACGTAAGTGCAACGTTTAAGATCAATCCAATCAATTCGGATTTGATTGTTCTAAGAAACGAAAATGCAATCTCACGTTCAATTCGTAATTTGATTTTTACTTTACCAGGTGAAAAGCCTTTTCAACCTACTGTTGGATGCAATGTCACTAATTTATTATTTGAAAGTTTGGATATTTTAACAGCGAGTTCAATTCAATCTGAAATTGAAAATACCATCAATAACTTTGAACCAAGGGTATCTTTAAGAAGAGTCACTGTTAAACCCAATTTTGAAAATAACGAATTTGATGTCATGATCGTTTATGACATCGTAGGTATAAATGTTCCTGCACAACAATTATCATTTGCATTACAACCCACTAGGTAAATGCCTCTAGTTAATTTTAGCAACTTAGATTTTGATCAGATAAAAGAGTCCATTAAGGATTATCTTCGTGCGAATTCAAACTTTACTGATTACGATTTTGAAGGATCCAATCTAAGTACAATCATCGATGCGTTAGCATATAATACGTATATCACCTCATATAATGCCAATATGGTATCTAATGAGGTATTCATTGATAGCGCCACGTTGAGGGAGAACGTGGTGTCTCTAGCACGTAATATAGGATATGTTCCAAGATCTAGAAAATCTGCAAGAGCTCAGGTATCATTCTTTGTAGATGTAAGCAATACAACTGCTGTTACTGTAACTTTAAAGGCAGGAGCTGTATTAACATCAAGATCTACTGGTGTTAATAGAACAAAAAATTATATTTTCTCAATTCCCAATGATATAACTGTACCAGTGAGATCTGATGGTACAGCAAGTTTCGATAATATCTTTGTTTATGAAGGTACATTCATTAAACAAACATTTACCGTAGACGGTAGTGATCCGAATCAAAGATTTATTTTACCTAATTCAGGAATTGACACAGATTTGATCTCAGTGATAGTTCGAGATACAAGTTCTTCATCAGTATCAAGAAAATTTGAACTGTTTAATAGTCTTTTTAACGTTACTAGTTCTACAAGATTATATTTTATTCAAGAAATTGATCAAGAAAGATACGAACTTTTGTTTGGTGATGGAATTTTTGGAGTAAAACTTGATGATCAAAATTATATTGAAGCAACTTATATTACAGGTAATGGTGAAGAAGCTAATAATATAACCAATTTCCAATTTATTGGTAATATGGTCGGTAATAATGGTCAAATTATCAGTTCTGGGATATCAATTATAGAGACAAACCTTCAATCAACTGGAGGAAAATCAATAGAATCTGTTGAGTCTATCAAAAAATATGCTCCACAAATCTATTCAACTCAAAATCGTGCAGTTACAGCCGCTGATTATGAAACTTTGATACCACAAGTTTATCCAGAAGCCGAATCTGTGTCTGCTTTTGGTGGTGAAGACTTAACACCACCCCAATATGGTAAGGTATTTGTGAGTATAAAACCATATAATGGAGTATTTTTGTCGAGCACCATCAAACAAAACCTTGCACAAAGCCTTAAAAAATATTCTGTTGCAGGAATTAGGCCAGAAATTGTCGATTTAAAGTATCTTTACGTTGAAGCGGATTGTGAAACTTATTATAATACAAATCTCGCACCTTCACCATCTTACATTCAAAATGTAGTTACTCAAAATATCGCAAAATATGCAGATTCCTCAGAATTAAATCAATTTGGTGCAAGATTTAAGTATTCAAAATTCCAAAAAGTTGTTGATAGTAGCCACGAATCGATCACATCCAACATTACAAATCTCTCAATAAGAAGAGATATGGTTGCATCTTTGAATAGTTTTGCAGAATATGAGATTTGTTTTGGAAATAGGTTCTATATTAGAAATCATGGACATAGTGCAGTATTTGAAGGAAATCTACTAGGGTATAACATAAAATCATCTGGTTTCACTGTCAGTGGTATTAGTGGAACTGTATATTTGGGAGATAAACCAACAGGTAATTTGGAAAAAGGAACACTGTTCTTATTCAAACTCAACTCCCCAACAGAACCAATCGTTGTAAAACAAAATGTTGGTACTATAGACTATAAAAAAGGAGAGATTAGATTAAATCCGATTAATATTATCTCAACTATAATAACCAGGAACTCTCCACTTGTTGAAATATCTGCAGTTCCATACTCAAACGACGTTATCGGCCTTCAAGATCTCTTCCTACAATTGGATGTAAATAATACTACAGTTGATGTTATTGCTGACAACATTTCTTCTGGAAATGATGTATCAGGAACAAACTATATCGTTTCATCAAGTCATGGATCAAATTCATTAGTAAGAGGCACACCAGTCACAACTTTTGAACCCTAATATAAAATGAACGTTATTAACGACAACTCCAAACCTCTTAGGAATACATTTGTAAGCAAAACATCCTTCTAATCGAACAGTAAAATGGCAGTAGATAGAGTTAAATTTCAGGAAATTGTTTCAAACCAACTTCCAAGGTATGTGAGGGAAGATTTTCCTCTATTAACGGAATTTTTAAAGCAATATTATATCTCTCAAGAACATCAGAGTGGTCCAGTTGATATTCTTAATAATATTGATCAATACGTAAAAGTAGAAGAATTATATAATCTTACAGACTCAACAACTCTTGCTGCCGATTTAGATTATACTGAAAATTCCGTAGTTGTTAATTCTACAAAAGGTTTCAATGAAACTAATGGTATTATAAAAATTGATAATGAAATAATTTTTTACGAGACAAAAACTGACACTGTTTTCAATAATTGTCGTAGAGGATTTAGTGGTATAACGACTTATATTACAGTGGGTTCTCCCGATGAATTAACTTTTAGTTCTACAGAGATAGATCAACATAATACAGGAGCGACTGTAGAGAATCTCAATATTCTTTTTTTAAAACAGTTTTTTAAAAATATAAAGAAACAATTCACCCCAGGATTTGGTGACAGAGAATTCTATGGTGGGTTGAATAGTAAAAACTTTATCTATAATGCGAATAGTTTTTATACTTCAAAAGGTACTGATCAATCCTATGAAATTTTATTCAGAGCTTTATATGGTGAAGATGTAGAGATTCTCAAACCATCACAGTTTCTTCTAACACCCTCTAATGCAAACTACAGAGTAACTCAAGACTTTGTGGTCGAGAGTCTTCAGGGTGATCCATTAGATCTTCAGAACCTTACAATCTTCCAAAAGAGAACGAATGCAAGAGGATCTGTAACTAACGTACAACAGATTCCATATGATGATTATCGATTCTATCAGATCAGTATTGATTCTGGATTCCAGAGAGATACTGACGTAACAGGTTCTATTTTTGGTGAGTTTGAACCAAACCCCCTTACAAAACTCCTTACCTCTGTAAGTCTTGGTTCAACGGTTATTGATGTTGATTCAACCGTTGACTTTCCCGAGTTTGGTAACTTAATCGTCAAAGATGTTGATGATCAAGAGATTGGTATTGCATATAGTGGTAAGACTGTAAACCAGTTCTTTAATGTGTCTGGTCTAACCAATTCATTGAATAAGAAGTCTGACGTTAAGTTAGATTCTTTCTCATATGCCTATGTTGGTATTGATACCTCACAAGAAATCAGGGTTAGATTTACATCTACTCTGAAAGATTTTGTACAAAACGATCCAACATATTATTTCAAAAAGAATGACACTATTGAGATCAAATCATTTGGATATGAGGCGCCTGGTAAGAAAGCAAATAATTATGTTCTCAATGTCCAAACAAAATTTAAAATTGCTGAAAGTTCTGTAATTGATGCTAATGCATTCGTATATAACTTTAAAGTTTATGATGATCATTTCTTCCAAGAAGGATATAAATTAAGATATGAAAACGAAGATGGTACTGTATCAGTTCTCGGAACAGTCACTAGAATTGTATCAGAGAAGGAGATCAACGTAACTTTCGGACAACAGATCAATCTTTTAGGCACATTCTATCTTGAGAATCAACTACTCAAGGGTTCGTCTACAAGTCATTCATATATCAAGAACTTTGTTGCCAACGTACAGAATACGTATGCAAAGTTTAATGGTGATGTTCTCTTATCATCTAACTCAATACCAAAATATTATGATATTGAGACAAATGTTTATGATAAGAGTGTAACTTTCTCAGCATCATTGACGAGTACTGATATTTTACCATTACCAACTAACCCAACATCATTACCTGATCATGGTTTCTACACAGGTAACTCAGTATATTTCCAATCTGGTGGTAATGGTTTCGAGGGTGTTACCGATGGTTCCTACTTTGTATACAGAGTTAATGAGAGTGAAATCAAACTTGCAAGAAGTAAGGCAGACCTTACAAGAGAATCATATATTACATTTAACGGGTCAGTAGTAAATGCTTCTTTAACTTACCTTGATTTTTATGGCAAAACGATTCAACCACAGGGTATCTACAGAAAGATTCTGAGTCCTACTAATAGAAAGAAAAAAGAGAAAACAACTTCAGGATACACGGGCATTTTTGTTAATGGTCTTGAGTTGTTAAACTATAAGTCATCTAATAGTGTTTACTATGGTGATATCCTTGACTTCACTATGACAAGTGGTGGAGCTGGATATGATATTATCAACCCACCAGTAGTAAAGATTGTCGATGAGGTGGGAACTGGAGCAACAGGTGTTTCTAATGTTATAGGTCAACTTGTAAGACTAGATGTTACTGACCCTGGTATGGGTTATTATGCACCACCAACAATTACAATCAAGGGTGGTAATGGTTCTGGTGCAGAGGCAGAACCTAGAATGATTTCAATTAAACATGAAAATTCTTTCATTGCTAATTTCCCAAGTAACGTAAATCTAACAACTAATGAGATTATATTTGAAGAGGATCACAAATTCTTAGATGGTGAAAGTGTAATTTACGAACCAAGAAATACGTCTAGTGTTGTTGGACTGAATACTGATGGTGAGTATTTTGTATTTGTGACTGGTCAGAAGTCTATTAAACTTCACACGACAAGAGGTGACGTATTCGCTGGTATTAACACTGTTGAATTTACAGGTTATGGTGATGGTGTTCAATTCCTTGTGGCAACAGAACTTAAACAGGTTGTATCTAGTGTTGTAATTACTAATCCTGGCACAGGTTACGAAAACAAAAAGAGGACTATTCCAACAGCTGGTATCAATACCGTATCAGACAGAGTTGAAATTTTAAATCATGGTTATAAATCAAAAGAAGTTGTAAGATATACAAGAGGGACGCCAAGCGTTGAGGGTCTGAGTGAAGATAAAGATTATTTTGTTAAGAAGATTAATGACGATGCATTTGCATTGACAGAAGTTGGTACTGGATCTGTTGAAAGAGATTATTATTATGATAGGGGAATTATCATAAACTTCACAAAACAGGGTAGTGGTTCATTCAACTATCCACCAATCACTGTTGAAGTAGAGGGTGCTGCAGCGTCATTTGATAAAACCTTTGTTGAAGATTTCCAAGAACTCTATGTTATTGAATCTCCTATTGAAGAGAATATTATCACTCCTGTATCAGTACTTGCATGGACTGATACTGAAGCAGAGATCACAAATCCATACTATGTGTTGGTAAGTGCCGATGCAAACTGGTTGATTAGTGATGATCCATTCATTGGTAATATCCTTCTTTATGAAGCAAAACTACAACCTGTCTTTAGAGGAGAGATCTTAAGTATTGACTTAACCAATGGCGGGGTTGGTTATGGTGCATCAACTATCGTTGATTTTAGAAGACAACCTGAAATCACTTTTGAGTCTGGCTCAAATGCAAAACTTACTCCAATCATCAACAATGGGCAGATTGTTGAGGTCATTGTAAATTCGGGTGGTGAAGGTTACAATGCACCACCTGATCTCAACATCGTAAGTGAGACTGGTAATTTTGCAATCTTAGTACCAATCATCAATAATGGTGAGATAGAAAGTGTCTATGTTCAAAAAGGTGGTGTGGGTTATATCTCAGGTAAAACTACAATTGATGTAATATCTGCTGGATCTGGAGCAAGAACACAGGCAAATATTAGAGGATGGAATATCAATCTATTTGAAAGAAACTTCTCCAACTTTAAAGATGATGACTGCATTATTGAGGAGAACATTTCAAACAAGTCACTTCAGTATGCAGCAGTTTATGCACCTAGACCATTAAGAGAGTCACTAAACTCATTAAATGGTTTCGGGGAAGATAACATTCAATATGGTATTTTTGACTTAACATTAAGTACTGGTGGTGAAGAGATTGATAGTTTGTACCACTCACCAATCGTAGGTTGGGCCTACGATGGCAATCCAATCTATGGTCCATACGGTTTCGATAATATTGATGGAACTGGTAACATTCGTAGAATGGTTACAAGTTACAAACTCAAGAATACTCCTGTTAATAGACCTTCATACAATGCATTCCCTAACGGATTCTTTGTAGATGACTATATCTATGCTGGTGACGGCGATCTTGATGAACACAATGGTCGCTTCTGTGTAACACCAGATTATCCAAACGGTGTATATGCATACTTCTGTACTATCTCCGATACTGTCGATTCCTCTGGTCCATTTAATAACTACAGAAGACCATTGTTCCCATATGTAATTGGAGACGATTATAATTCATTACCAATTCCATTCAATTTCAGGTCATCATCCAATCAAACTGATTACGATATTGTAGAGGATAATTGGTTTAGAAATACTAAGAACTATTTCACAAATGGCGGAAATAGTCAATATGATTACATTTACAATTCAGACAAACTTAGAAATCAGTCTTTAGACATTACTAACACATCATCAGGTAGTGTTGACGGTATGACTATTTTGGATCCAGGTGATGGATACAAGATTGGTGATAAGGTTGAACTCAATTCAACTAATACTGGTGGTAGAAATGCAAACTTTAGAGTATCTCAACTTAAGGGTAAGAATGTAAACAGTGTAAGTCTTGCCACTACATCTTATGAAAATGTGGAGTTTACAAGTACAGGAAGTGCTAATGGGTTTGTTGGTATTACTTCGGCCCCACACAACTTCTTACCATTAGATACAATTTTCATTGATGGTTTATCTTCATACTACAAAGGATTCACTGGGTCATATTCGGTCGGTGTATCAAGTGAAAGATGGTATGTATCACTAGGAATAGGAACTGATACTGTCACTGGTATTGTGACCTACGTTTATATGAATGGTCCTTTAGGTGAGAATTCAATTAGACCAAATGATATTCTCAGAATTGAAAGAGAAAAATTAAAAGTTCTCAATATTGATGAAAAATCTAGTAGAGTCAGAGTTCTTAGAGGTATCGATGGAACACTTGCAGTTGCCCACTCTGCAGGTACTGTTGTTAGAGATGATCCAAGAAAACTCAGATTCCTTTCAACAGGTATCAATACTCAGAGAAATCTTACAATTAATAAACAGTTATACTTTACTCCAAACGAGGCAGTTGGTGTAGGTACATCAACTGTAGGTACTGCAACTACAATTACATTCTCAAATCCAGGTGTTGGTTTAACACAGGTCAGAGTTGATCAACAACAGATCTATCTCCCAGATCATAAGTTGTCATTGAACACTCCGATGATCTATTACACCAATGGTGGAACATCTATTGCATGTTGGAGTGGTATAACAAGTACGCCTATATTTAATCTTGATGAAACTAGAAATATCTTTGCGGTTCCATTATCCAAAGATATTATTGGTATTGCAACTCAAAGAGTTGGTGTAAATTCTGTTGGCACATATGTTGGTATTAACTCTGAGAAGGGTGGATTATTATACTTCGAATCCACTGTAGGTCTTGGAAGTTATCATAGTTTCAATACAAATATTGCATCTGTAATCAAAGGTAGAGTCTCAAAAAACGTTGTCACTGTATCTACCGCACAAACTCATGGTATGAGGAGAGGTGACATCGTTACTGTTGATGTCAATCCAACAACCACAACCAATATTAAAGTCAAGTATGATGATTTTAATAGAAGAATTGTTTTTGATCCTGACACTATTGAACCAGCTGGTATTAATACAAGCAATAATACATTTATTGTTCCTCAAAATAAGTATTTTACTGGTGATAAAGTCATCTATACTTCTGGTGATCCATCAGAAAATTTGACTGCCTCTGGAATGTATTATGTTTATTCTTATAAGAATAATGTGATTAAATTGGTTGAATATCTGTCAGAACTTTCGAGTGAGAATCCTAATTTTGTAAATGTTGGTTCTGCCACTACTGGAACACTTTCCAAAATCAATCCAGAAGTAAAAGGACAAAAGAATCAATACATCAAGTTTGATTTATCTGATTCATCACTTTCATTTGTTGATAAGGGTATTACTTATTCTGCATTTGACATGTTCATCTATAGTGACTCCCAAGAAGTTAATGAGTTCTGGACAACACGAACTGATAGAAACTTTGAGGTCACAAAGTCTGGTGTGGTTGGTGTAGATACTACTGCAAATCTCACTCTGTTTATGAGTGATAACATTCCAAATAATCTCTACTACGGATTCAGTCCTGATAATTTGGATATTATTCCTCCAGTCAAGTTGAGATTGTTTAAAGATGATACTGTTATCAATAACAATAGTATCAATCTTACTAAAAACAAATTTGATGGAATTTATAATGTAGTTGGTGTTACATCAGATACTTTTGAATATAATATTCCTTTTGACTACGACACTGTAGTCTCATATGGTACCACCAATGCAACTATGAAGTATGATACTTCATCATTGACTGCAAATGGACCAATCAACAAGATCAATGCACTCAATAAAGGTGTAGGGTATAAGTCTCTCCCAGGATTCTCTTCAGTTACGAGTAAGAATGGTACAGGTGCACTAATTCAACCATATTCGACCACTATCGGTACAATTCTGGGAACTAAAATCAACTACATTGGTTTTGGTTATCCATCTGATAAAACTCTAAACGTAGTAGGTAATCTTCCACAGGTATTAAGAATAGACCCACTTGGTTCTTTTGAATCCATTGGTATTTCCTCTGGTGGTGTCAATTACAGTCAGGCACCTGATCTTATTGTTATTGATGGATTCACAAATCAAGTTATCACTGATGTCAAACTTGATTACGAACTCGATGACAATGAAGTCAATATTATTGAAAATACTAAATCACTGAATAATGTTCCACCATCATTTATTCCCACTCAAAACACAAATGGTTTCAGTATTAGTTCCGTATCTTATAACTCGACTAACAAAATTGTCAGACTTACCTTCTCTAAACAGTTTAGTGAAGAAAAAGAATGGCCATTTAAAGTTGGTGAAAAGGTAATTGTTGAAAACGTTGCAATCGGTTTCAATACCACTGGTAGAGGTTACAATTCTGAAGATTACAACTATTCATTGTTTGAGGTAACCGCACTTGATAGTCAACTTGGTGGTGCAAATGCTTACATTGAATACGATCTAACCGATCATCTTGCACAAGGTGAGTTCCCTGGTCAAGTAACAAGTTCTATCTCTGGTTCTGTAACCCCTGAGACGTTCTTCCCAATATTTGATCCAAAACTTACCACAACAAACTTCTTCGAGGGGGAAAAAGTTACTAATGGTGACTATGTTGGTACGGTTGAGAGATTTGATGCCACAAGTGGTTATCTGTTTGTTTCTTCTGAGGATGATTTTGAAGTTGGTACAATTATAGAGTCCCAATCATCTGGTAACAAGGCAAACATCGTCAGTAATATTGATTTTGATTCAACAATCAGACTTGGTGTCGGTGCAACATTCATAGACGGATGGCAGACCAATTCTGGATTCTTGAATGATAATCTTCAAGTCATTCCAAACAACGAATATTATCAGAACTTCTCATATTCACTCAAGTCAAGGGTTGCATATGAGACATGGGATGATGCAGTCAGTTCACTGAACCACACAGCTGGTTTTGAGAAGTTTGCAGATCTTGTAATTGACAATAATGCTGCTGGTATTGCTTCAGCAGTTGACTTCCAGATTGAAACCGTTGTTGATCTGATTGGGGAGGGAATGCTTAATTGTTTCCCTGACTTTGATGGTGCTACTGAGGTAACTCTTGATATTAATGGTGGTAAAACCATCTCTAATGAGATTGTATTTGAAAACAAAATTCTCATAGATTACTTTGAATCAAGAGGTAACAGAGTTCTTAAGATTGATGACTTTAGTGGTGAGTTTAATAGTAATCCAAGAGAAACAAAGTATTCTATCGTCGATTTCTTTGATAACAAGTATGCATGGAACAAGTTCTTTACTTTGGTTCAAGATAGTGAACTGAGAAGTAGAAAGCAGTTCGGTGTAGTTACTGTTCTTCAGGATGGTACAAACGGTTATGTCAATCAGTACGGTACCATCGACACGGGTAAGCCACTGGGTTCGTTTGATTACATCGGTGCTGGTACCAGTGAGTGGGGTCTTACATTCTTCCCCAATCTGTTTGAATATAATAACTACGATATCTCATACTTCACGTTTAGTGGTGTCGAAAGTCTGACTAGTGTTGGGTCAACTCAAGTCGGTGATGTTGTTTCAATTGCATCGTCATCAGTATCGGTACCAGTTTCGACAACCACCACTTTGGTGCAGATTCCAACCACAAGTAGGTCGGCAAAACTCCATGTTCAAATGGAAGATGCTGAAGACAACTACTTCTACACAGAGCTGAATGTATTACATGATGGTACAAATGTACAACTTCTTCATTATGGAGATGTTGATTCTACTGAAGGTATTTCATCTGGGTTTGGCACATATACAGCAAATATTAGTGGATCCAATATTGACGTTAATATTGTACCAACAGTAGGAACTGCTGTTACTGCCAATATTATCTCTGTAGAGACTAAT